TAAATTAAAATAAAAAATGGGATATTTAAATAACCAAATAGTAACAGTTGACGCTATTTTAACTAAAAAAGGTAGAGAATTACTAGCTAAAAACGACGGAACATTCCGCATTACTCAATTCTCATTATCAGATGATGAAATTGATTATACATTATTCAACCCAACTAACCCTTCAGGATCAGCATATTATGGTCAAGCAATTGAAGGTATGCCTTTATTAGAAGCATTCTCTGATGAGACACAAATAATGAAGTATTTACTTACCACATTACCTCGTGGTACAGCTAAAATGCCTATTCTTAATATCGGTTATACTAATATAGTACTAAAACAAGGTGCTTCACTTTCTATTACACCACAAACCTTAAATTATTTAGGTGGATCACAAACATATGAAACATCTGGATATAACTTTACTATAGGTGATGTTAGAACAATGAGTGTATTTAATGGTGTAGGTGTTAATACAAATCAATCTACTGCTTTAAATTCAACAACTACTCTTGGAACTAATGTGTCTAAGACAGTAATTGGTACTACATTGAATATGACTGGAACTACTATTAATACATTATTTGGTTCACAAACTCAATTACAAACAGTATTAATTGTTCAAGGTAGAGATAGTGGAGCTAGAGTAACAATTCCAATCACTATAACAAGAGTTAGTTAATAAAAATATTATAAAAAATGTCATATAAAGCTTTAGACCCCCAAGATTTCTTAGTTAGTGCTGATAGTATAACGGCACCATGCTGGACTAATTACTCAAATCCAATAACATCATTATATACTTCTTCTGTACAAATAGCAGGAACCTCTGGTAATTATTATTTAAATGTATATAACGCTGATCCATCAACATATACTTCTTCTGAGATTCAATTCAATATTGCTTATGGTAATATAAATGGATCAGGCTCATTATTATATGATGCTGGGATAAGTGGATTGTCTCCTTCAAGAACAATTTATGGTCAATTCCGTAATTTAATTTATGGAGATGAGAGTACACAATTTTCATTCTCATCTGTTACTCCATCACAACAAGATTTTTACTCTATCACTATTGATAGAGCTAGATTTAAAGAATCACTATTTCCAGGATCATTAAATTTAACATTATACTCTGCTTCTAAAACTATAACACTAACAGATAATAGTTTAGATACAACAACTATCACATATTGTGACGCGGGTAGAGTATTTCAAATAGTATCAGGAAGTAATGGAACAGCAGTATCTACAGCAAACAGTGCTTTAGGAGCGGTAAGTAATGGTATGACAATATCAGGATCATATGGTTTATTTCTACCAGACATTGGAACTATTATATTAAATGCACCTGCTTTAGATCTAGTACATGCTAGTGGAGGTATTGCCTTAGGTACATTAAGAACATTAAATACAAATGTGGCTAACCCATTACGTCTATACTCAACTGGAAGCGGAACTAGAGGCTTAACCACAGGTTCATTTTCAAGTAGTTTCTCATTAAACAGTAATGAGACAATAACCTCAGATTTTGTATTTTGTAGAGCAAGAAATGCTGAATTTAACTATACTGAAAACCCAAGTTTTATATCAGGTAGCACAGGAGCTGTATTATATGATTTATTTATCAATAGTCCAACTACTTATATCACAACAGTAGGAATGTATAATGATTCAAATGAATTATTAGCAGTAGCTAAATTATCTAAACCACTTAAAAAAGATTTTACAAAAGAGGCATTAATACGTGTTAAATTAGACTTTTAATGAATGAGTGCTTTCAAACAATTTTTAAGCACGGATGTTATTGTAGCACCGTTAGTTGTTAACAAAAGTTTTTCTTTTGAAGGCACAGCGTCTTTAATTAATGCTGGGATTATTGGATTAGCAGGAATAAATTATAATATAAGTTCTTCAAATTTTATCGCGTCTGCTTCATTAAATTCAAATATAAGTTCTTCAATATCTCAAGGAGGATTATATAATTCTATAAAACAATTATATTATACTAATTATATTCCTAATCCAATTAGTGGTTCACCTTATATTACTGATTTTAATAATAATGTGATTGAAGATAATTCATTAACTGATGTTTATAGTAGATTTTATAATTATGAATCTACAACATTATTCCAAACTAATTCATTTGGGTATACTTCTAACTATGGATTTAGTAGATATTTTGATTTATCTGGTTTTGTTATGTTATCTATACCTAGAGATTTATTTGGGGATTATATAAATCCAAATACTTTTTATATAAAAACAGAAGGAACAACCCCTGGGGATTTTTATACAGTTACAGACAATGGAGAAGGAATACTAATATCAGGATCACAACTTGCAGGTATTATAAACTATAGTCATGGTACTATAATATTTCCATCTAATTTTGGACCAAGTATAGATGATGGCTTTTTCCAGAGTAATAACATAACTTGCAGTTTTCAAAGCTCAAGAACAATATATGAAACACAATATAAATGCACTATTAGACCTGAAGAATTCAACTTTAGTTTAAACCCATCATTAATATCAGGCTCTACAGAAGGTACATTATATAATTTTGTAACAAGTTCATATTTTAGTCCATATGTAACTACAGTAGGATTTTATAATGAAGCACAAGAATTATTAATGGTAGCTAAATTAGGTCAACCACTTCCTACAAGTACAACAACTGATACAACAATATTAGTTAATATAGACAAATAATGAAAAAATCTAGATTAAAACAAATAATAAAAGAAGAAATTACTAAAGTATTGAACCAAAATGCTATAGATGAGGGTTGGAAAGAAAATATTTTAGTAGGTTTAGCTTCTTTAGCTGGATCTTTAGGTGGAGTAAAAGCTCAAGATATAGCCCAAAATACTTCTCCTAAAAATAAAACTGAAATCTCATCAACAAGCCCATACCCAGTTCTTATAGGATATCTAGTAGAATTAAGTAATGTTGGGGGACTAGACCAATCCCCAGATGAAATAGTAGCTATGAAAGAAGCAAGAGTATATCTTGAAAATCTTCGTGATGGTCTAACTCCTCAACCTTTATCTAATGCTGCTAAAACAGTTTTAGATTATGCTATAAAAGAAACTAAAAGTTTAAGTGGATTTGAATTAAAAAAATTATCTGATTTAGGTAGTGATATAAAAACAAGAAATTATTAAAAATGGTAAATTGGTTATATAAAGGTAATAAAATTGATAATATAGAAGATTTTGGTGAGTATACTCCATTCGGATTTGTTTATATTATTTCTAACACAGTCAATAGTAGAATATACATTGGTAAAAAATTCCTACAACATAAAAAGACTAAAAAACTAGGCAAAAAAGTCATGGCTGAGCAAACTGGTCCTGGCCGTAAAAAAACTAAAGAAGTTTCATATGCTGAATCAGATTGGAAAACATATTGGGGTAGTTGTAAACCATTATTAGAGGATGTGAAACATTTAGGTGAGGGTAATTTCCAACGTGAAATACTAGACCTAGCATGGTCATCAAAACACCTATCATATCTCGAAGCTAAGCACCAATTTAAAACAGATGTACTAGAAACAAACAGCTACAATGATAACATACAAGCAAGATATTATAGAAAAGATTTGGCAAACCCAAATCTGATTACTATATTATAGGTATGGTAAATCAAGCTTTAGTAGCTACAATAAATTCTGTTTTAGGTACTGGTAAATCTACCTCTAAAGGTAACTTTGCTTACCCATGTCCATTCTGCAATCACCATAAGCCTAAACTTGAAGTTAATCTATCTGAAAATGAAAAAGGTGAACATCCATGGCACTGTTGGGTGTGTGATAAAAGAGGTAAAAGTTTAGTTAAACTATTTAAATTAATAGAGGCAACTACTGAAAAAATAAATGAACTAAAATCACTAGTAAAATACACATCAGGTGTAGAAACAGTAATAGTTGATAAAAAAGTAGAATTACCTAAAGAATTTAAACCACTGTTAAACCAATATAATAGCATCGCATATAAGCACGCTATCAGCTATTTAAAACGCAGACAAGTTACATCTAACGACATTATTAAATACAACATAGGTTATTGTGAATCTGGCCAATATAACAACTGTATTATAATACCATCATATGATAAAGATGGGATTTTAAATTATTTTACTGCTAGAGGTTTTGATAAAAACTCATCTATAAAATATAAAAACCCAGATGTATCTCGTGATATAATACCGTTTGAGTTGTTTATTAACTGGAATATACCAATTATATTATGTGAGGGACCAT